CCTCCATGTCGGCCTGGCTGGTGTAATCGGCGCCTTGGGACAAATAGCTGCCGCGGTCGAACACGTTGACCACCGCCGCCACCGCGCCGCTGCTGACCTGGTAGATCAGCCGGGAGGTGTTCACCAGCACCGGAGTCATGTTATTGGCCCGCCCGAAGACCAGCGGCTTCTGGCTGTCCTTCAGGTCGTCGACGCCCTCCAGCCCGTTCGGCAGGCTGTTGCTGCCGGCGTAGCGCAGCGGCTGAATGGGCTTGTCGAAATCCTGCATTCGGTCGCGCAGCACCAGAGAAATCCGGCCGTACTCGTAGCCGACACTATCCACCACCGCCTTCAGCCGCGTCACGAAGCTGCCATAGGCCGCGGCAGAGTCCCCCACCTTGAGGGTGATCGCCCGGCCGGCGAAGGCATAGCCGATCAGGCCGTCCAGGCCGCCGTCGCCGTTGGCGAGGACCAGCTCCCCCAGGCTGTTGGCACTGGCGCCGCCGATCTGTCCGTCGGCGAAGGTCTCCCGCCTCATCAGCGCGGGCTGCTCGATGCGCGGCTCGTAGTAGTTGGAGGAGCCGTCGATGTAGCCGGTGCCGGTGCAAAACCGCAGGGTCTCGACGGCCAGGGTGGTCAGGTTGTAGGCGGTAATCTCGGCCAGGTAGATGTTCATGCCGCCTTCGCCCCGCCGAGCCGGGTCTTGCGCTCGATGCCGCCGAGCTTGTCGTTCATCGCCTGCAGCTGATCGAGGAGGGCCTGGTTCGCGGCCTGCTGCAGCCGGACCAACGCCTTCAGCTCGGCAATCTGCTGGTCCTGCTTCTTGGCCAGGGCGTCATTGCCGGCCTGCAGGTCGTTGCGGGTCTGGGAATGGGAGCGGATCAGCGCCGGAGAGCGGAAGTCCACGATTTCCGGGCCCTGCTCGCCCACCAGGGTGGGGCCGGAGGTCCAGCCGCCGACGGCGCGGGCTTTGAATTGCAGGCCCCACTTGTCGTCCGCCGGGGTAGCGGTATTCCCGCCGCGATGCTGTCTCAGGATGAAGTTGGGCGACGTCCGGAGATAGGCCAACAGCTGGTCGAGCTCCCGGACTCTCGCCCAGTGGTATTGTTCCTGGCCCTTCTTGCCATAGCTTGCCGCGATCTCGCCTTGTATCCGCGTCAGCTCTGAACCGTAGTGCTCAAACGCAGCCTTGTCGGCATCGTACTGCACATTCTCCGCGGCAATCTGTTTCGCCTTTTGCTCCGCCGCCGCTTGCTGCTGGGTAACCTGGCTGGCCACGGTCGCATTGGCGCCGGACGATGCGGCCGTGGCGGCGGCCAGCGCCTGGATGGCGTCGGCGACCGACAGCACCGACTCGTTGATGTCGATCAGCTTGGAAACCTGTTCCTTCTGCAGATCCATCGCCGCCTGGGACGCCGAAGCCTTCCCCTCGGCGTACACCGCGACCTGCTCCAGCGCCGTGTTGGCCAGCCGGAAATCGGCCGCGTAGCTGGCATTGGCGCCGAAGTAGTCGCGCGATTGGGTCAGGAAGGTCTGGGTGACCGACTGCAGCGCATCCAGGGCGGTCTGGTCGCCGGCCGCCGCCTTGGTGCGGGTGGACAGGAACTCGGTGCGGGCCGCCTGGTACTTCTGCTCCGGCGAGAGGATGGATTCACTGGAGAACTGCAGGCCCTTGATGAAGTCCCGCAACGACTTGGCCAAGCTGGTCATCTTGTCGATGACCTTTTGCATGGCCGATTGTTCGCGGTCGTAGGCGTCCTTCAGCCTGGACTTGGCATCGTCCACGGAGGCCTGGGCGGCGGCCTGGGCCTCCTGCAGGTCCAGGAACGACTGACTCAGCGAGATGACACGGCCGAACAGCTCCTGGCCCGCTTCCGTGGCGGTGTCGATGCCCTGGACCAGCTTGCGGAAATCGTCCTTCGTCTTCGGCATCACGATGCCCAGGGCCGCGAATTCCTCCCCGAGCACCCGCTGGTCCGAAATATAGCGCTCGGTGGCGGTGAAGAACCCCTCGTGGAAGTCTTTCATGGCCCCCAGCATCTGGTCGACGCCGCCGGCTCCCTCGGTCATCGTGCGGCTGAGGTGGTCCGAGTCGATGCCGGTACCGCGCATGATGTTGCGGATGGCCACCAGATCCTTGTACACCTGGATGATGTCGGCTCCGGTACCGTCCGCCTCCCGGATGAACAGGCCGATCCCGCTGACCAGCGAACCGGCCGATTCCGCCGCGACGATGGATTGCCGCGCGATTTCGGCGTACACGTCGCCCTGTTTGTTGAGGACATCCGTGTACTTGATGGACGCGACGTTGATGCGGTTCAGCTCGCCCTCGGCGGTGGCGATGCCCTTGGCGACCCGGTACGTGGTCTTGGCGTAGCCCTCGCCGATTTTCTGGAACGCCCCCAGGCCGGGGATGATTCGCGCCGCCATGCGGTCGGTCATGGCCGAAAAAGCCGCGTTCAAAGCATCTTGAACCGCCTTGCCGTCCAGGTCTTTCAGGCTGATCTTCCCGAAGTCCACCACGAAGGACAGCAGCTTGCGATTCAGCACACTGGCCCGGATACCGAACACGTCGGAAACCTTGCGGATGCCATCGGCAACCGCCAGGATGGTCTTGGTGAACCCCTTGGCCACCGAGGCGTCCAGCTCGTTGAAGAAGGTCTTGGTTTTTTTGCTCAGGGTCATCATCCCGAACAGGCTTTTCTTGATCTCGACGTCGGTGTAGGTCAAGCCCTCGAACCCCTTTTTGATGATGTCCCCCAGGGTCTGCGGCAGGGACTGGATGCCCCAATCCTTGATCTTCACCGACACCTTGAACAGCATCTTGGCGATCGGCTCCATGATCTTGTCGGCGAACGGAATGCCGATGATGAACCCGGCGATTTTGTCGATGGTCTGGCTGAACCCCGGATATTGGCCAGTGGTCCCGAGCCGGATGCCGGACGACGGTCCGACACCGGCGATCACCGTCTTCGCCAGCCCCAACATCTTGCTCTCGATGTTGCGCAGCGAGGCCAGCATGCCGGCGCTGTAGTTCAGGTTGATGTTGGAGTTCTCGGCCATCAGCTCCAACGATTCGGCGATGGAGTTGGATTTGGCCTTGGCGTCGCCCAGCACGGTGCCGGTACCGAGGGCCTCCTGGCGGTCCTGGGCGCTCACGCTCGATCCGGAATCGCCGCCGATGCCACTGACGGCGAACCCCAGGCCGGCCATGATGGCCGCCATGGCTGCCATACGCGGGATGGCCGAGTACGGGTCGCCCTGGGTGGCCTGGTTGGCGACACCGGTGACGGCCGCCTGCTGGCCGAGCCCGAACAGCCCCTTCAGCGCCTCGCCGATCCACTCGAACGCCGGTTTGACCTGGGCGGCCAGCTCGGCGGCGCGGAATACCTTGGCGGCGACGGTCAGGGCGTTGTAACCGGTGGTGCCCTTCTTAAAGAATCCGGCCGCGGCTTCGGTCATGTCGCCCATGCTCTTCACCTGGGCGCGGGCGAGCTTGAGCTGGCCGGTCTGCTGGTCGATCAGCCCTTGCGCCATGTCCCGCTGGATCTGCCATTGGGTCTGGCCGTACTCCGCCAGGGCCACGGATACCCCGCCGATGGCCTCGCCGACGCTCCCGAAGGACTCCTTCATGGTGGTAGCGAACTCGCGGGCCTGGTTGACCCCATCCTGGAACGCCTGGTTCATGCGCAGTACCTCGTCCTTGACGCTGCTGACGCCCTTGCCGGTCAAATCGCCCAGGCGGTTTTCCTGGTCGGTCAGCTGGCCGGCCAGCTCGGCCGCCTGGCCCTGGATGTTGCCGGGGAACTGCCGGCGGATCTCCAGCAGCTTGCGTTCCTTCTCGATGCGCTGGTCGATCTGCTGGGTGGTGAGGCCTTGCAGCCGCAACTCCTCCGCCAGGTCGGCCAGCCGCTTGGCATCGTCCAGACGGTCACGCAGCTCGGCCAGGGATTGCAGGGCTCGGGTGTTCATCTCCTGTGCCTTGGCCTCAGCCTCGACCTGCGCCGCCATCTCAATCTTCTGCTCGACGAGGCCCCGCAATGCCTCCCGCTCGGAATCAGTCGCCTTGAGGCTTTTCTGCCGCAGCTCGGTCTCAATGGCGCGCTCTGCGGCCGAGAGACGCAGCACCCGGATCTCGTCCTCCAGCGTCGCCGCGATTTGCGCCACCTGCTCCGCCCTTCGGCCTTCCGCCTTCCCGGCCCGTTCAGAAGCGGACGCGGAGGCAGTTGCCGCCTTGTGCTTCTTCTGCTCCGCCTCCAGTGCCAGACCATCGGCGATGAACTGGGCGCGGGTCGCGCCGGTATAGCCGTTGAGCTGGTCGGCTTCCAGCGCCAACGCTGCGGCCATATCGCCACGCAGCTTGAGGAGCTTGACCTGCGCCTCGACGTGGTCCTTTTCGGCGCCCTTGGGGGCCGAGAACGGAGGAGGAGCCGGAGGCCCCATTATTCCGGGCGTGGTATTGCCTCGGAACTTAGCCTGTTCCGCCGCGACCTTGGCCTTGGTTTGCTCGATCTGCCCCAGCAGCCGTGCTTCTTCCTCCTTGTACTTGTTGTAATCGATCAGATGCCAGGTGGGCGGCTTGTTGGATCGCAGTTTGTCAAGCTTGGACTCCAGTTCCGGAATGCTTTTCTTCGTCAGTAGGTCGAAAATACCGATATCGCGTTCGAGCGCCTCCTTTTCCTGGCGCATCATTTCCGTTGCTACCCCGGACACGAAGTCGACGACGAAATTGATCGGCCGGTCGGCCGCCGCGGCGAGCTCTTGCCATGCGGTTTTCATCCGCTGCATGGAAGACGAAATATTGCCGGCGGTATTGGCAGCGGCCCCGTCGAACTCCCTCAGAGCCTTGACCAGCGTGTTCGCGAAAAAGTCGGCGGTCACCTCTCCGTCGACGATCATCTTGCGAAATCCGCCGGCAGGCAGCCCCGCAGCCCGGTCCATGGCCTGCAACAGCCCCGGCAAGGGCTCCATCACCTGGCTCAGCTCTTCCGCGTGGACAACGGGCGATGCGAGCGCCTGCGAGAGCCCGTAGAACGACTGCTTCAGCTGTTCATTGTTCGCCCCCAGCGCCTTCTGGGCATTGGTCATACCCTCCAGGATTGCTTTGGTTTTCTCATCTGTCAGCAGGCCGCTGTTTTGCAGCGGCAGCAGGCGGGCATAGGTGTCGGCCAGGCCCAGATAGTCGGCATTGAGGCGGCGGGCGGTATCGGACAGATAGGCCTGGCTTTTCGCCAGCTGGGCCTGGTTGGAGGAGAAAAATGTCAGCCGGGAATTGATCGCCTCGATTTCCGAGGACGTTTGCGTGAGTTTGGCGAGAAACGCCCCCAGCCCGATCATTGGAAACGCTCCAGCCAGGGAGGACCTGACCAGGTCGGCGGCAGACCGGGTGCGATTGAGGGCCGCAACATGACGTCCGGCAGCCGATTCGGCAGCGCCGGCCGATGCCGTGGCCGATTTAGTGACGCGGTCCCAGGCTGCACTCCCGGCCGACCCGGCGGCGCCGACGGCCTTGGTCGCCCCGGTGGTCTTGCGCTCGACCTCCTCGACCGCCTTGCCCACCTTTTCCACCCCCGCGACAGCGGCGGTTCCGTCGGCCTTGATGATGAGCTTGAGGGACAGGTCGGTCATGGCGGTTCCCGTAGGTTGGGCACGGCGTTTCGTGCCCAACGTTCGTGCGTCGATCGGATCATGTCGTTGGGCATGATGGAGCCATGCCCAACCTACTTCTGGTTCAACAGTGGCAGGGCGGCGCGTTCCATGATCTGGACGGCCCCGAACAGTTCGGCCCGCTCCGGCAGGCGGCGGATGCGCATCACGGATTCCACCGCCGGGTAATCCAGCCCCAGGAATCCGCCCATCGCACCCACCCGCCACTGGGTGGCCAGGCTGCAGAACAGCTCGACGGCCGTCCAGTTATCGGGCCATACGGCGAACACCTCCGGATCCTGGTCCGGAAGTGGCGGCAGGCCGAAAACCGCCAGGTCCGCGTTCACTTCCGTGTTGTCGTCACCGCCCCCCCTGGCCCACCAGGCGGCGGCCTCCTCTAGTTTTTTCGCTTGCCACCCTGCAGCGATTCGAAAAACGCCCCGATCACCGCCGGGCGTACCGGATAGGTGTTCAGCAGCGCGGCCTTGTTGGCGGGGGACACCTCCAGCACCGTGCCGTCGGCGTCGCTGACGTCCTCCCAGCCGACCAAAACACGGTTGGCCAGGTCCTCGTCGCTGAGCGTCTTGGCCTCCACGTCGCGCATCACCTGGTCCAGCTCGTCCTGGGCGAAACGGCGGAAGCGGGCGGTGAAGCTGAACGACTTCACCAGCCCCTTGTCGCCCGCCACGTCGACCTTGACCGGCCAGCTGTAATCATTCGATAAATCGAGTTTGAACATGGGTCACATCGCCTTTGCTCGTATGGTGTGGAGGGGATAGGTGTGATGAGTTTCGCTGCGATCCACCCATCCTACGAGGGGCGATTTTCCGCGCGCGCGAGAGGCCGGATCAGCCGGAACCGCTTCCGCAGACAAGAAAAACCCCGCCGAAGCGGGGTTGGAATGGGCGGGGGCGATCTGGCTACAATTCGGCCACGACGCCAAATTCAACCAGCCTATCCATTGGAGCCCCCATGGATCATGACCTTCTCGAACTGCTCAAAGCGCAAAACACCACCATCAACAACCTGGCGGAGCGAATCCGTCAGTTGGCCGCCGAGGTCGAATTGCAGCGGGCCGTTATCACCGCCTTGATCCAACAGCCGGCGATCGACGCCGTGAAACTTGGCGACGACCACCACGCGCTCCTTTTGACCGTGTTGGAGACCCTAGAGATTCCAGAGCACGCGAGCAAATCCGCAGACTACTTTCAAGCCGCGATAGATCGTCAGCGACGGCTGCGCAATGGCTAGCCAATAGTGCGCGCGTTGCTTCGTCCATCACTTCACGCAGATCCGCAGTTCGTCGTTGCCGGTGCTGCTGAATGGGATAAACGCTGTACCGAAATCCATCATCGCAATGCCATCGAGGTCTGAATATTGGGGCTGGGTGA